CGAGCTTGAAAGAGAGATTCTGCGTCAGGCACCCAAAGAATTCCCTTGCCTTGCACAAATTGTAGAAGGCGAGGGCGGTTACTCCCTGCAGTCTGTTCAATTCATATATCGATCCCAGATAGAAGAATGGGCAAAGCTGTTCGGCATTATTAGTTAGAGAAATCAATTATTCCAATGGGCTGCCTCCGGGCGGCCCTTTTTTATGCCCTCAATTCGGTTGTGAGGACACCAACAGCGATAAGGGGTTTATCAATGTCAGAGCCGGTATCAGCTACAGCGGCTTCAGCGGCGCTTGCCACGGTCGGCGTTTTCGGCTGGTTCACCGGTCTGGATTACGGCGTGGTTTTCGGTGCCTTTGCTGGCGCTGTTTTCTACGTCACGTCAGCCGTTGACCTGTCAGCGTGGCGCCGCATTTCGTATTTTGGCGTTTCATTCATGTGTGGCCTGCTCGGTGCCGGTGTTGCTGGCGCTAAGTTGGCGGCCTGGCTCAGTTACCCTGATAAACCATTGGATGCCCTGGGCGCGGTGATCATCTCCGCTTTGGCTGTGCAGTTGCTTACGTTCGCCAGCAACCGGGCAAAGAACCCAACATCACTGATTGATCGGTGGAGGGGGCAAAGTGGTAATAAATGACCCGCTGGTAATCCTGAACGTGGTGGTTTGTACGTTGGTGGTTATCCGGCTGAGCTTCTTTCGAAAGAACGGGGCCACACATCGCCGCTGGGCGTCGTGGCTGGCCTACCTGCTGATCCTGATTTACGGCCATGTCCCGCTGCGTTTCCTGTTCGACCATTACGACGGCACGCGCTGGGCCATCCTCTTACTAAACCTCGTTATCTGCATTGCGGTATTCGCCGTGCGCGGAAACGTAGCGAAAATCATTAAAGTCCTGAGACTTCCGCAATGACAAAAGACCAATTTACACGGGCGGCTTCCCTGAGCGCCGACTTAGCCGCGCGCTGGTATCCGCATGTGGTGTCCACGATGGCTGAATTCGATATTTCCACTCCGGCACGTCAGGCGGCATTCATTGCGCAGGTGGGACATGAGTCCGGTGGATTTAAAACGCTGGTCGAGTCCTTCAACTATTCGATCGCCGGGCTTTCAGTGTTTACGCGCCTCACTGCATCACAGCGTGAACAGCTCGGGCGCCGGAATGGTGAAGGTCCACTGCCTGTTGAGCGCCAGCGCGCCATTGCCAATCTTGCCTATGGTGGCAGGTACGGCAACAAAGCAGCGGGTGACGGTTATAAATTCCGTGGTCGTGGTCTGAAACAAATCACGTTCCTCGATAATTATCTGGCCTGTGGTCGTGCTCTGGGCATTGACCTAATCACCGATCCTGACTTGCTTCTGAAAGATGAATACGCGGCGCGGTCGGCGGGCTGGTTTTGGAAGGCAAACAACTGCAACAGCTTTGCCGACTCAGGCGACTTTGTGGGGCTGACCAAACGAATCAACGGTGGCGTAAATGGTCTGGCCGACCGGCAGGCTCGTCTGGCAATTGCCCAGAAAACGCTGGGCATCTGAGAGGCACTACGTGGAAACATCATTGTTCGCTGCTGTGCTTAAGGCTTACTGGAAATCGGCTGTTGCCATATTACTGACCGCCGCGCTGGTCTGGTGGATTGAGGGGCTGCGGTGGGACGCCGAGGTGTCAAAGCTGAAAGCGACCCACACCGCAGAGCTGAAGAAATTCAGTGATCAGGCCGTGATTGACCTGACCAATCAGAAGAAGCGCACCGAAGCGGCACAAACCGCGCTGGCGGCGCTTGATGCCAAACATACGAAGGAAATGGCAGATGAACAGGCCAAGAATGAGAAGTTGCGCGCTGATGTTGCTGCTGGCACTCGCCGGGTGCGGATCGCAGCAGCAAACCTTGCCACCTGCGAGCTCGTCGGGAACAGCACTACCGCAACCGGCGGCGTGGGCGATGCAACACAAGTCGAACTCTCTGACGCTGGTGGACGGGCTGTTCTCGATCTCCGAGCCAGCGCCATCAAAGACGACCAAGTGATCCAATACCTTCAGGGTTATGCCGCTGAAGCCCAGAAGCGGTGCCAAAATTAACTGACAGGAAAAACCATGACCGTAAAAGCAAAATTCCGCTGCCACTTCATTCAAAAGGCAGATGATGATTCAAGCCGTACCATTCATATGAGTGCCGTTACTTGCGGCAGCCATGAAAACGATGCTTGGTTGAAGTTCACACCAGGCGGCCAGATTCTGATGCATATTTCAAACCATGATGCATTCAACCAGTTTGAGCAGGGTAAAGATTATTACATCGAAATTAAATCGGCTCATGAAGAAATCATAGGCGGACTAAGCATTTGGACGTTGCCAAAAGATTGCGGCATTCCTATTTAACTTCAATTTAAGCTCGTGATAATCTGATGAAACGCATAGAGCGGATACTGAAGGATTATCATAATGCAAAACGTTAACGGGTTATCTCTGATAACTACATTAGTTATCCTAAAATCAAAGGGGCAACCTAAGTGTCAAGGGACAGGTTTCTTCTATGCCAATGAGAAAAATAACGTTTTCTTAGCAACAAATTTTCATGTTATTACTGGTTTAAGCCCTAATGAAAGAGGGTTAAAACCAGTGTTGGGCGATGAAATTGAAATACACATAAGAGATAAGTCAGGGAGAATTCAGAAAAAATCTATTCAGCTTTATAGTGGGGAGGAGCAATTGTGGTTAGAGCATCCTACTGATAAATTAGCTGACGTAGTTTTAATTCCACTTTTAGCTGAGTTATTTTCCAATTCTGAACCGCGATTAATAACTAATAAAACGATAATAAATGATGTTTTATTAACGCCTTCTGCCCCAGTTGTTATGATTGGCTATCCTCATGGATATCATGATTTAGTAAACAGTCTTCCCATATGGAAAACTGGAAGTTTAGCTAGTGAGCCAGAGTTAGACTTTGATGGGAAGAAACTTATTGTAGTAGATATTTCAGCGTTTCCTGGCATGTCGGGCTCACCAGCATTTTATGTCTCACATCATGGTTATTTGACTAAAAGTGGAAACATGATGATGGACATGGGAATGAAAGTTCATTTTCTAGGTATCTATGCGAGTATGCAGATGCTAAATGATGACCTTTATTTAGAACAAGTAGAAAATGGAACGAGTTATAAGGTTTCCCACAAAGAATCACTTCAACTCGGCCATGTCTGGAAGTCCAGCCTGATAGAAGAGATTGCAAATACTTTTGATGAGAAAAGCTATCCGCAGCCCAGACACCAGGTAAAGAATAATAAAATATTTAATCCAGGAATTTCCTTTAAGTTTTGATTCACCACTTATGTCTAAGACCGCTCCTAAACCAGAGCGGTTTTTTTATGCATCCAATAAGGCAGGATTATGGAAGTCACTATTGATGGTGTCCCGTATGCGCCTGCGTGCAATTCGGGCTTTCGTATTGGAATCGCCATCACGACGTACAACCGGCCTGCTGTTCTGGCAAAGACGATTGAGCAGCACCTGAAGCACTTTCCAGCTGGCGCTAAGTTGATCGTGATAGATGATGGCTCCGTGCCAGCAGCCACGGCCGCCGGTATCGAAATAATCAGGAATGAAAAATCACTCGGGATCGTGGCTTCGAAGAACCGGAGCCTCGAGGCACTGATTGATGCTGGCTGTGAGCACCTATTCCTGTGGGATGACGACGCTTATCCGATCAGCGATAACTGGCACGTCCCATACGTCGAATCACCTGAACCTCACTTGGCTTACCAGTTTCTCGATGTGAGCACCCCGCACAAAATTAAAGACATGACGATTTTATATCGTGATGATCGGCATATTGCTTATACCGGCCAGCGTGGCGTGATGCTCTATTACCACCGTAGCGCAATTGAGAAGGTCGGCGGATTTGACCCGGTTTATGGTCGTGGCATGTACGAACATCCCGATCTGGCGCTGCGCATCCATAACGCCGGCCTGTCTACTTGGGCATTCGCTGATGTGACGGGTTCGGAAAAGCTGATCCATTCCCTCGATGAGCACATGACGGTCGAACGTTCTGTTCCTCGGCCTGAGCGTGAGGCGCTGGTAGAGCGCAATGTCGGGTTATACAACGGCAGGCGTGACAGTGGCTATACCGGCTTTGCCCCTTATCGGCGTGAACGTGACGTGGTCATTACCACCTTACTGACCAGCCAGCCTGACCCACAGCGCGCCGCTCCGATGAAACCAGATGAAGCAGTGCTTTCTACCTGGGCGTCTTCCATTCGTGGTGCTGTTGCCATTGTGCTGGCGGATCAACTCAGTGCTGCACCTGCTTGTGCTTCTCTGGTTATGGTGCCCGCTGTTCAGATGAGTCCGTACTTTGCCCGCTGGGTTCATATCTATCAGTACCTCAGAGCGCATCCTGAATACCGGTTCGTCTGGTGTACGGATGGCACTGACGTTCAGATGTTGCGTGAGCCTTGGGCTGAGATGGTGCCCGGCACGATATACGTTGGCTCAGAACATAAGACTTACGCCGACGGCTGGATGAAAGCCAATCACCACGGGCGCGCATACGGAGAATTCATTGAGCAGCACCGCGATGAGCCACTGCTTAACGCCGGCCTCCTCGGCGGCTCGCGGGCTGAAGTGATGGAGTTTGCGCACCGGATTATAAGGCTGCATTACCGCATCGAAAGCCAGCGTTTCTGGAAGATGGAAACAGCGCCAGCGACCGCGGTTGATATGGGCGCGTTTGGCATGGCTGCAAAGTCATTCGGTGACCGTGTTGTTACGGGGCCAAAGGTTCACACCGTTTTTAAATCTGATGATGGTATGGGTAAGGAGTTCGCATGGTATCGCCACAAGTGACCTTCTGTGTTGTAGGTCACCACAAGCGCCGAGATCTGGCGACTCGCCTCGCTGATACGCTGGACGCACAACTGATGATTGATGAAGGCGAACACGGCAGCAACTGGAATCACAGGCGCGCTATCGGGTGGGCCAGCGAACAGGATTGCCGTGTAGTGATAATGGAAGATGACGCGCTTCTGCTGCCTGGCTTCACTGATTCAGTACGTGAATGGGTGGCCCGGTTCCCCGATAACCTCATCAGCTTCTATCTGGGTACCGGCCGCCCGCCACAGTATCAGCAGCAGATAGCAGCCAGCCTGATTGATGCCGATAAGCACCGCGGCGATTACATCACGATGGATCGCCTGATTCATGGCGTGTGCTACAGCCCACCAGTTAACGGGCTGAGCCGGATCATGCAGAACTGGAATCGTACCAAGGCAGCTGACTATGCGGTCGGTGACGCTCTGGGTGGCAAGGTAATCTATCCCTGCTACTCGCTGGTCGATCATGCCGATGGCGCCACAGTCGAGCGACACCCGGACAACCAACCAAGGATTGAACGCCGCCGTGCGTGGCGACTTGCAGGAGGTACCGCATGGCAAAGCTGACGACACTCAAGCCCCGGTTGCAGGCAGTCACTACACAACGATTGAAGCCAATGGTGATCGCTGACAGCCGCATTACAGGATGGAAGTTACAGGCGCGTCGCAAGCGAATGTGGGCAGCCAGTCCGTGCTGTGCGGTCTGCGGACGCCTGACTGAATACCCGAATGGGTTTGAACTTGATCACATCGTATCGCTTTATCAGGGTGGCCCTGATACCGATGATAACTGTCAGATCCTCTGCAATGCCGATGACGGCTGCCATCGGAAGAAGACGCGGGACGACATGAAAGGCAGGTGAGCCCGTCCGAGAGGGGTGGGGGGGTAAGGGAAAGCTTCACCCCCTCTCGCCCGCGAAACCGCGCTCCCTCTCACGCGCAGAAAATTTCCCCCTTTGGAGGGTGTAAACATGTTAACAGCGCAGAAGCGAAAATTCGCCATTGCGCTGGTTTCCGGTATGTCACAAA